AGGCCCATGAGATGGGGGTGGTCTTTGACCAGGAGGCCGCAGACAAGGCGGCACGGCTCAGTGATTCCTTTACCACCCTCAAGGGCAGTCTCCAGGGCGTGATGCTGGCTATCGCAGAGCAGCTTGCACCAGTGATAACAGATTTCGCGGAGAAGGCCACCACGGTTATCAGCAAGGTCAGCGCATGGACAGATGCCAATCCTGGGCTGACCCAGGTCATCGTCCTGGTATCCGCAGCCGTCGGTGGGTTCCTGCTGGTGCTGGGGCCATTGCTGGTGATGCTACCTGGGCTGATTGCGCTCGCCCCTATGGTGGGCGCAGCTTTCCACGCCATGCTGGGGCCGTTTGGCCTCATCACCTTGGCGATTACGGGATTGATTGCTCTGGTGGCTGGGTTGGTCGTTGCGTGGAAAAGGGACTTCGGGGGTATCAGGGACATCACCGCCAAGATTCTGCAAACCCTATTGGACGGGTTCATATCTTTTATGCGGCAGTTCGCTGCGCCTATGGATTTGCTTATCAATACATTCAACGAGATAACGAATAGGTCTATCCCGTCCTTGAGTGATGCCTTAGACAGGCTGGACGCAGTGGTCATAGACTTTGGGGAGGCCAGCAAGGATGCGGCAAAGGTGGTAACGACTGCGTGGGGAGGCCACATGGTACAGGACGTGGAAGCCGTGGGCGATGCAGTTGAGGAGACGGCAGACAAGGTGACCGATGTACTCATCCCTTCTCTAGAAGCACTGAGATATAAATATCGTGAGCAGACCCTAGCATCAGACATGAGTAGGATGGCGCAGGGTATGGTGGGTAGTGGCAATGGTGGTCGTCCTGGTGGTGGGGGCGTTGGTGGTGGTATTTCATTTCATGAGGAGAGTGAAAAGTTGCGAGCGGCTTTCGCACTTATGCAAGCACACGCAAAAGACCCGACCATTGACCTAGCGGCAGGACTCAGCGAACTCACACCAGTGGTAGTGCAGTTGGGTGATATTAGCGATACATATCTTGGCGGTAGCGCAGCAGCGCAAGAGGCGATTGGTGGGGAGTTTTAGACTATGGCGTGGACTTTACAGCTACTCAACGATGACACGGCCATAGACCTCAACGACGGGACTATCTACTCGGCACGTTCCCCGTTCCTGGCTCCTGTGCCAACCAGCAGGACAGCCGTGGGAGGACGCAACCTTAACAGGCATGGTGCTGATATAACCCAACGGGCCTATAACAACCGCACGGTGACAGCCACCGTGCTCATCGGTGGAACCTCCCAAGACAACCTAATCGCCAACATCAACGCTATTCACAGCCTGCTTGAACGTGGGGCCGAGTTCACCACTACGGGCCTTGGCTCCCAGCTTATTCTCAGGCGTAAGTGGGAGGGGGCGACCAATCAGGTGGACTTCCATGTCCTAACGGGGAGCCTAGCCATAGGCGATGAGTTCTCCCCAGCCCATACGGTCAACATCAAGATTGCTACGGCTACGCTAACCCTGCTCTGTAAGCCGTTCGGCTTTGGCGCAGAGGAAACGATAGAGAACTATGTAGCCGACCCAGGGTTCGAGGTGGCAGGGACGGCCCTGGCAGATTGGACATCAAACCATACAGGGTCGGGAACCAGTGCCAGGGACACATCGGTCAAGAAGGATGGCTCTGCCAGCCTCAAGCTGGTGATGACATCCTCATCCTCTGGGCAGGTCATCGAGCGTGTCCAAAGGCTCCTCGATGTAGATGCTACTGAGGTCTGGTCGTTCCAGTGCTGGGTACGGGTGGACGCTCTATCGAACTGCAAGGTTGTGATGGAACTGGACTATGACTCAGGAACCGATACAGAACATTCCACGACGACGGTCAACGCCTCTGAGTTCGTGAAGCTGACTGCCAATAATCAGACCGCACCTGGAGGTGCAGGGTATGTAGACCTAAGAATACGCCTAGAAGCCACCGACGCATCTGCCACAGGCATAGTCTATATTGATAATGTGATAGCGGTACAAGCCGCAGCCGTTCCTGTGGCATGGGCCAGCAGTCGGAGCATTACCAACCACCTCGCAGACGATTCCCAGGCTACGACGAACTACATAGACATTGAGGACGTTCCAGGGGATATGCCAGCGGAACTCCAGTTGACCATCACAGAGGGCCAAGACCATGATGAGTTCTGGTCGGGCGCAAGACACGCAGGGCAGCAGTATGATGCCATCTGGCTAGAGGGAGAGGCTAACACAGCCACAGCCACCATAAGCACCCCGTCGGGTTACACGATGGTCAATAATGCCACGGAGAGTGACGGGACGAATAGCGATGGTTCGGCACGGCAGGTCAGCGCAGAGCGACCAGGAAGCGGGGCATCTGATATAGGAGGTACACTAACGGGCCTCTTTCGCCTAGATTACGGCATCACCGCTCTGCCCAAGGGGGGATTCCGAGTGCTGGTGGGGGTAAAGGTTTCCGAGAACTCTGGCAGCGGTAATGCCCACAATGCTGCACAGTGGGCGTTCGGCATGGGGTTCACCTATGGCAACGTTAACCTATTGAGTATAACCTCCCCTGCTACGGGCAGCTTTGTGGAGATGCCAGCACAGGCGGTGGCGGCTGGGGCTGCTTCCAATCGTGAAGTCCTTGACCTTGGCACAGTTACCATCCCTCCCGTTGTTACTGCCTCAAATATGACTGACGGCACGTTCACGCTCTCTATCTTCTGCGCATGGGACACAACGCCATCGGGTGTCAGTTACAACCAAGTCTCCGCAGGGCAGCGGGTGATATGGTTCGTAGATTGGGTGATGCTGTTGCCGAACGACAGGGGGAGCAACTACACGACCAAGACCGCCGACACAGACGTTATCCTCCTCAACTCTATGGGGGATGCCAAAGGGCTATTCCTGGTTGATGCCTCAGACGTTGTGCAGTCCTTCCCGTCTACCCAGTTGGGCAGAAGCCCAGAGGTACACCCACAAGGGACAAGGGTATACATCATGGCGAAGGGCGCAGCCACGGCTACCAAGGGTGACACGTTCACTCTGCGAGTACGCTATCGGCCCAGGTTCTTGCAGGTGATTGGAGCATAATGCCGCTGGAAGTCTGGCTCCACGATAACAACCTCACCACGCCCACGCTGCTCGATAATCTAACAGAGCGGGTAGAGAAACTGAACTTTAGCACGGGCCTCAACGGTGGGTTTCGCCTGTGTAGCTTCAACGTCAATATGCCTGCGAGCGAGGCATGGATGTGGCTATCCAGGGAAGGCAAGCGGGGATTCCACTTCAATAGGATTACAGTCCACGATGGGCTGACCCTAGTCTGGGAGGGGCGGGTGATGGAGATTCAACTCAACATCCAGGCTGGGCAGGAGAGCATCACCGTCAAGGCCCAGGGGTACTGGGGAGCGTGTAGAGACCAGTTGTATGATGCCGACACCCATACGGATTGGACGAGCGGTAGCGGTCACACGATTGATGACATCGTTAAGGAATTGCTCACCGAGGAATGTCCCGATATTAACTCAGACCAGAGCAACATTGCGGCAGGGACTCGTGACCTAGTGGGCATTGATTTCTCAGCCAAACAGTATCCACAGGTGCGCATCAACGAGCTAACGAACCTCTCAGACAATGACTACGCCGTCTGGTTTTTCGCCGTCTGGGACAACCGGGTGCCGTATCTATTCAAGAGGAGCGTCACGGCAATCGACTGGCATATCTGGCTGGACTCGTTGCAGGATTTACGCCTCGACCAATCGGCCCTGGAACTCCGCAACTCTATTCTGCCTGTTGCTGGCGGTACTGAAAAGACCGCCGTAGTAGATGCAGCCAGCCAGGTACTCTACCCTGTCCGTGAGGCAACGTTCACCCTGCCGACGGGGATGGCAAACGACCCGTCAACAGATGCAGGAACCAAGGAGGTAACCGAGAGAGGGTTGCCCAGGCAGCGCATAGCCTTCAAAGTCTCAGGGAGAATATATCGCTCGACGAGCAATGCTGGTGGCCGACTTGAGGAGATACCCAAGTGGCACGTTCGGGCAGGGGAGGTTATTCGCATACAGGATTTGGTGGCTGGCACAGCCACCGTGTCCCTTGATGATGTGCGCACGTTTTACATAATGGAAACCCAGTACGATGCCGACACGGATGTCCTGACGATACAACCAGACAGGCGTTCCAGGCGGCTGACCGATTTGATTCCCAGGGCAGTCACGGTAGAACGATAGAGGGGTGATACAATGTTGCAGATGTTGATGAAGTTCCTCCCAGCGGACAAACAGGCCATGATACAATTAGCGATGCGGATGGTTGCCAAGTTGGACACTCCACAGGAGCGGAAGGCTGTTGCGGAGTGGGGCATCAGGGCGTTTGCTGATGGCAAGATTAGCGTCCCCGAATGGGGCGAACTCGGTGGTAAGCTGGGCATCCTGACAGGCCCGAAGAAGAACGGGCATGGTGGGTAAATGAGAGACGCTTTTGCAGGGTTCATAACCTCTATTGGGGATGCCATCAAAGACCTCACTTCAAGAGTCAGGCCCAATATCCTTGTTGCCATGTCCATTGTCGGCATACTGGGTATCGGCATTGCGAGGATTGGGCTGGAGATGGAAAACGGCGAGTTGGTATCAGCCGCTGGTGTCGGCAGTATCGTGGCAATCGCAAATCTGGCGGGGAAAATCCTTGAGCGAGAATAGATGGCTGAACAACCAGAAACGCCTGACGAAGAACCTCGCAAGAAGGGCGGGTCAGTCACCCTCACGGGCAGGGAGCTTATCGTCCTCATTATTTTCACGCCTACGGTATTCGTTTGGTTATTCCTCGCAGCAAGGATTATCATCTCGGCAACTACAAGCGCAACCACTTTGGACAACATCGAAGGATTGCTCACGGCCCTCGCAGTGCTGACGATTCCAGTTAGCGGAGGATTGATGAAGATATTCGAGGGCTGGGGGGATGGTAAGAAGGATGATTAAGCGAATACGAGGATGGTGGAGAACCCCCCAGATAACTATCAGGGGGCGTACTTTCCTTTTGCCCCTACCGACGAGCTTTCCCCATATAGCTCTGCCCCGCTTCGGCATGAAAT